GATAAAAGGATGAGCAAATGGATGACGATATTCAGCAATACGCCATCATCTTGACCAAAGATGATATTGAATACATGTTAAATTATCTTGAATTGGTTGCAGAAACCGATACAAAGATGGATAAGATATTACAGAAATTTGACGAGGCCTGTGGTCTCGATATAAATGGCGAATTTATTACACATCCTTAAAATGAAAAGGTAAATGTTAGATGGCAAAATCATTGTTATCTGTAAAGAGCAAACCTAAGGCTGCTCGCAAGACTAAATCTGAAACATACCTTGTCAATCGTAAATATTATGGTGATGATGAGCCTGTTAAGCTTCGATCGAATGTTGACGTCATTCGTGCATTTAATTGGTATCATGCAATGAAAGATGTTGATGATGCACGTGGCTACCTTAAACAATATTTTAAGGATGATAAAACTGTTTTACGGATGATAGATAAAATTCCTGATAAAATGATTCCTTATACATCCGCCTGGTTGTGCCGAATGGCAGATAATATTAAGGCAAAATTAGAATCAGATGTCTATTCTAAGGTGATCAAAGATATTGAGAATGCATCGAATATTAAATTAGATGATGATACCGTTGAGAAACCAAAGGTAGAGAAGCCAAACATTCAAGAACGTATTCGTGAGCGTGCTAGTGATATCATTGGTGATGTAGAGGCCCTTATTGATAGCGGTGAAAAGTTCTCGTTATATGAATGGCTACAAGCTAATGAAGTGCCGGCAATGCATGCAAAACGTATTGCTGATTATTACATTGCAGTTGAGACAGAGATGCGTTTGGCTTTGATTCCAAAAGGTCAAGATGGATATGTTGACGGCTATGAAAATTGGACAAAAGCTGATATTCGTAAACGCGCCGAGTTCTACATGCAACTTAGATCTGATGCAGAACGTTTTGCTGGCAATGTAAAGAAAGCTCGTGCACCACGTAAGAAAAAGGCAGTAACAAAAGATAAATTGTTAAAGCTTTTTACTTATATGAAAGAAAGCAATGAACACAAACTTGTTTCGATCAACCCGGAAAGTATTATTGGTGCTCAGACGTTGTGGACGTTTAACACCAGGAATAATGTATTATCTGTGTTCAATGCTTCTAATCGCACCGGTCTCTCTATTAATAGGACTGCTATAGCAGAATATGATCCTGCACAATCTAAGGCCATGAAGATAGGTCGTAAGACTGAGGAAAGATTACAAACCGTATTAAAAGGTGGTAAAGTTGTTATTAGGCGTCTAATTGAAGAGATGAATCTCGAGGTTACCGACCGCATAAATAATCATACTATCCTCTTAAAAACGGTGAGGTAATGACAGATAATATACTAGAGTTTCCCGTATCCGATGAAATGTTTCCTTCCTCTCGTGAAGAAGCAATGAATCATATAGCCCAAGTAAGACAAGAATTTTGTGATGAAGTAACAAGTGATGTAATGGATGCCCTTTATGCAGTCCTCAATTCATATGGCATTACAGTAAAGCCAGAACCAGAACACATCAAAGATACAGTGTTCGTCGAAGAAGCTATCAAAGCACTTTTATATCGTCATAAAAATATTGAACATTCATTCCATGACATTGCAGAGTCTGTAATTTCAATTACACCTGATGCACAAAAAGAATTGGAAAGAATGAAAAAAAGTGCAGCGCCTGTCGTTGAATAATATAATGAAAGTCTATATATTAAAGTAATACATAGACTTAGTGGAAACAAAAAAATGATCATCGTGGACTTTAATCAAGTGATGATCTCAAGCTTGATGGCGCAGCTTGGGAATCATACCAATATCCCTATTGAAGAGGGATTGTTTCGCCATATGGTATTAAACTCAATTCGTTCATACAAACAAAAATTCTCACAGGAATATGGTGAGATTGTTATTGCTTGTGATGACAAGAACTACTGGCGCAAGCAGCTGTTTCCTTATTACAAGGCAAACCGTAAAAAGCACCGTGATAGTTCAGAGCTTGACTGGACTACCATCTTTAATTGCTTTAATAAAATTAAGCAAGAATTGAAAGATAATTTTCCTTATCGTGTTATCCAGGTAGAGACTGCTGAGGCAGATGATATTATTGCAACACTTGCTGGCTATGATCAACAAGATACATTGATTCTTTCTGGTGATAAAGATTTTATTCAGTTGCATAATGATACAATCAAGCAATACGATCCAGTAAAAAAGAAATTCATTAAACATGATAATCCCGTTGGGTATCTTTACGAGCACATTTTAAAAGGTGATGCTGGTGATGGTATTCCAAACATTTTATCAGATGATGATGTATTTGTGGTTGAAGGTAAACGTCAAAACCTCTTACACAAAAACGTATTGATGAGATTACCAAAACAACTATTGACAGCTCACATCCTCTTTGGCGTAATTGGATTCGTAATAGTAATCTAATTAATCTTGGGTCTGTTCCTCTTATTATTAAAGATCAGATCTTAAATAAATATGATGAAGAGGCAGGAAAAGGTCGATCAAAATTGTTTAACTATTTTATTGAGCAGAACCTTAAACATATGATGGAAAATATAGGTGATTTTTAAATGGCATTAGGAATGGCTGAATTAATTAAGAAGTGTGTTGAATTTAAAGACAAGGCAGAGCGAGTAGAAGCTCTTCGTGTGAATGGAGAGATTAAACCCTCCATGAAAACCATCATTCAATATATGTTTCACCCTGATATTAAATTTGCATTACCAGAAGGTGAACCACCATATCGCCCATCTCAATTTGATGAGTGGGGGCGTTTATATTCCGAAGTCCGTAAATTGTATTTGTTTGTTGAGGGTGGTCACCCAACGCTCAATCAAATGAAACGTGAATTTCTTTTCGTTGAACTACTAGAGAGTGTACATCCTGAGGATGCAAAGCTTCTTCTAGCAATGAAAGATAAAAAAAGCCCTTATAAGGGTTTGACTAAAGATGTTGCAATCGCCGCTTTCCCGGAGCTGTTTCCCACATGAACAAAACTAACAAATATCACAAGTTTGATGTTAAGAATAAAAAGAAGGGTTATAACAACCACTACGTCGATGAAGAAAATCTTTCTTTGAAAGATATTAGACGTGAGAGTGAACATAAGAAGTATAAAAATTATGGAAACCTTTTGAGAACAAAAGACGTAAGTACTCTAATGGAATATGAAGAGGAATAATGCAAGACACTTTAATTTTTACCACTTGTTATGTTTTTTTAATTGCTGTTGTGAGTGCGATCTATAATTTCATTGGTTATAGAGAAGGTGTAAAATCAGCAATAGAGTCAATCAGACAATTTGAACCTGCAGCTGTTGAACGTGCAATGGCAAAGATGAGAATCGAACATGAATCAGAATGAACAACCCAATGTTGATCGTGAAATGATCGACGAGTATTACAGCCCACAAAAAACTGCAAAATATGCTCTACAGTCTATTGTTGAAGAACAAATGAGAGCATTTGGATATGATCCAACAAAAGAAGAAGATGTAAAGAAATTTTGGTCTACTGAGTTAAGTGATAAAAATGCCTAACTACACATTCATTAATAAACAGACCAATGAAGAGTTCGACGAGTTTATGTCGATATCAGAACTTGATGATTTCATCAAGAATAACCCCCACCTAGAACAAGCTATTTCAGCACCTTCTATTGCTGATCCAACCAGATTAGGTTTGAGAAAACCTGACTCTGGTTTTCGTGATGTTCTAAAGAGAGTGAAGAAGGCAAGCGGAAGGAACAACACTGTAAATACCTGGTAACCAACAAAGGATAATGCATGGAAAGAATCTCTCGTTCCCAAAAAAGACAAGCCAGACAAAACAATAAAAAAGAGGAACAAAAAACAAAGCTACATATGAAGCTTAAAGAGATCGCACCAATAACAAAAAATCAGGAAACTATTTTTAGAGACTTTTATAATGGAAAAAATTTACTCATCCATGGTCTACCAGGAACAGGCAAGTCCTTTATATCGTTGTACCTTGCCTTACATGAAATTGAAAATTACCAATCATACAACAACATCACCATTATTAGATCTGTTGTGCCGAGCAGAGATATGGGGTTCTTACCTGGCTCGATCAAAGAAAAATCCAAGATATACGAACTACCCTATCAAGCCATCTGTGCCGAATTATATGGTAGAGGAGACGCCTACGAAATACTTAAAGGCAAAGGCCTCATTGACTTTCAAACTTCCTCATTCCTACGAGGATTGACATTAGACAATACAATCATCATTGTTGATGAATGCCAAAACATGACATTCCAAGAACTATCAACAATCATTACTCGTACTGGAGAAAACGCACGTGTTATTTTCTGTGGAGATTATAGGCAAACCGATTTAAAATATAATGACGAGAAACAAGGTATCCTACAGTTCATGGACATCTTAAAGAAAATGAATAAGTATTTTACATGTATTGAATTTAATGAAGAAGATATTGTAAGATCTGGTCTAGTGAAAGATTTTATTATTAAGAAAATACAACATGATGATTATTTGAACGGAAAAGTGATACCATTTACAAATGAATCTGTTAAGCAAAGTTATCCCCATACGAAAAGTTTTCACACATACGCCTAGAAATCATTCTATTGAATATCTAGAGCAAATTAATACAGACTCCGGTAGGTTTTATAGATCTCCTACCGGAGTATTGTATCCTTCAGTAACAACAGTTGTTGGTGAAGACAGTAAAGCTAATATAATGGCCTGGCGTAAAAGGGTTGGTGAAGAAGAAGCCAACAAGATTTCAAGAAAAGCAACATCACGTGGTACTCGCATTCATAAGTTATGTGAGGACTATATTGACAATGCAGAACTTGATTCTAATGTCAGTTTTAATGATGCCGAAAATTTTATTAAGTTGATTCCTGAACTTGATAAAATTGATAATGTAATGATGCAAGAAGAAAGATTGTATTCTGATTTCTTACAGATGGCGGGAACAGTTGATTGCGTGGCTGAGTATGAGGGTAAATTAGCAATCATAGATTTTAAGACATCCACCAAATTAAAAAGGCAAGAATACATTAAAGGATATCTTTGCCAGGCAACAGCCTATGCAATTATGTTTGAAGAAAGATTTGGTATATCAGTTCCAAGAACGGTTATTATTATATCTGTTGATGATGAAGAACCTCAAGTCTTTAAACAAAAACGTGATGACTATGTAGATGATTTAATTGCAATGAGAAAACGTTACAAAGAGAAGTATGGAAAATGAAACTAGATGATTATGTTTGTGTATTTGAAGATGCCATGGATAAAGATGCATGTGCAGATCTAATTAAATTATTTAATTCTCCAGAGGCAGAAGAATTCTTGGAGAAGCATAATAACAATCTAAAGCCAAAATTTACTCAATTTAATTTTACTGCCAATAAAGATCTTGCTCCTAAGTTACATCAATATTGTGTTGGGCTTGCTGAGAATGCAATTGAGGCATATCGTAGAAATGTTCCTGAGGCTGCGTTTTTTCCTGAGACATTTGCCTTTGAACAATTTAGAATTAAACATTATGATCCCAATCAGGCAGATGAATTTGACACTCATATTGATGCCGGTAATCTCCCAACATCAAAAAGATTCTTGATCTTTTTTTGGTATCTCAATGATGTGGCAGAAGGTGGTGAGACTGAGTTTACAAATCTCAATGCCAAAATCAATCCAGTAACAGGGCGTCTATTGATGTTTCCACCTTTTTGGATGTATCCTCATAAGGGCAATAAACCAACCTCAGGTCCTAAGTATCTCCTCTCCTCTTATCTACACTTTGCAGAATAACCGGTTGATTTGTAATTTATTCTGTGTTATAAATAATACGCTGAGGTTGCTGACGTACAGCAGAATAGGCACACTGGACGCGGGGGCAGTACCCGCCGCCTCCACCATAGATACATTAGTAATTCGCCGTAGAAGGTAAACTTCGGCTCTGTTGCTTTAACAGATCATAGATCAGAAGGTTCTATTGCGGTGTATAATGTATCTTTGATGGGGGCGAAATAGGATCGACAGGTGTGGTAAAAGCTATATTGAGACCTAAGCATAATGATAAATGCAAACGATAACTTTGCACCTCGTATGGCTCTAGCAGCCTAACATGCGTCCGGGAGGAACGTGGAAACAGAATCCTCCCACCCAATCAACAAGGAATTAATATGAAATTGAAATCATCATCTGATTTTATTGCAGAGATAGAAATGTTAGTCAAAGAGAAAAGATTAACATTTTTTGATGCAGTACTACATTATTGTGAATCACATAATATTGAAGTAGAGACAGCAGCATCGTTGGTCAAACAACATGCCCCTCTTAAAGCCAAAATTCAAAACGAGGCTGAGAATTTAAATATGGTAAGGCGAACATCAGCAAGACTTCCTCTATGACACCATTTGATGCATTTAAATTATATACTGCTATCAAGAACCACTTCTCTCTTCCATCTTATGATTTTTTTAAATATAATGGTAAGGTAAGAGTAACAGCAGAATCTTTTGAGGTTCGCAAAGACAAATACATGTTCTACAGATTATCAAAGAAAGAAGATGTATTAAATTATCTTGTGGCCAATCTTTCAGAACATCCTAAGCTTTGGGTTGGTGAGATGTTTGATCTAAAGCAAGAAGAGACATATGCTCTTTATAAGAAGCGACAAGAATCATTGTCTTATATCTTTAAGAATGATATTGATGCCCTATTAGAGGACTTCGACAAGAATTTTGAAGTAAAGGATGGTCAATATCCTCACTTGCTTAATTTATTTGTCAGAGGTAAGATATCTAAAGAGACGTTCATTATAATCAATGATTGTGTCAAATTTGCCGGCAAGTGGAATAAGCAAATTACAGACCCTGTATTGTGGCCTGCTATTTCTTTCAATTGTCAAAGATTTTTTCCGTTCATGAACTACGAACGTGATAAATATTGTAAGATGTTGAGAGACAAATATTCTGCTTGATATCTTATACGATAATACATATAATACTTAAATACGACATTTATACAAATATACAAAATAGGAGACTATAAAATGGCTACATCATTTAGCGCACTCAAGAATAATCGTAAGTCCTCATTCGAAGATCTCACTTCCAAGCTTACGAAATTAAACCAACCCTCATACGAAAATTCATCTAGCGATGATCGTTTCTGGAAGCCTGATGTTGATAAGGCTGGTAACGGTTATGCTATCATTCGCTTCTTGCCTGCTCCTGCTGGTGAAGATGATCACTTCGTTCGTTTGTGGAATCATGGATTCCAAGGTCCAGGTGGTTGGTATATTGAAAATTCATTGACAACCATTGGCAAGCCAGATCCTGTATCCGAGAACAATCAGATTCTCTGGAACTCTGGCCTTGAAGAAAACAAGAACATTGTCAGCAAGCATCGTAAGCGTCGCCTGCATCACTACTCAAATATTCTTGTTGTTAAGGATCCTACTCGTCCTGAGAATGAGGGCAAGGTCTTTATCTTTAAGTATGGTAAGAAGATCTTCGATAAGATCAATGAGGCTATGTTCCCTGAATTTCCAGACGAAAAGCCAATGAACCCATTTGATATGTGGGAAGGTGCAAACTTTGTCTTGAAGGTTCGTAAGGTAGAAGGATTCCCCAACTACGATAAATCTGAATTTGCTTCCATTGAACCAATCTCTAATGACGATGAGAAGATTGAAAAGATTTGGAACAAGTGTCATTCTCTTCAGGAGATTATTGATCCAAAGAACTTTAAATCATATGAAGAATTGAAGACACGTTTCTTGCGTGTTATTGGTGATGCACCTGCAACATCTGATGAAGATAATGAGGTTGCTCCTGAACCTTCATATAAGCAGGCACCAGCTGTACAACAAAAGACTGCAGCACCTAAGCCAATGGCACAATCAAAGCCATGGGATGAAGAAGACGATGAAGATCTGTCATTCTTCAAGAAGCTCGCAAAAGACGATTAATAATAAGGTTCCCATTGTCTACCAAATATGGTAGTATCCCATGGGTTCGTTACTCTAGAAGGTGTTCCACCTCCTCCACCACCGCCTCCTCCACTCGGGGACGCGGTGGTTATGTTATTAATGGTACTTCCACCATTGATGATAACGGGTGCTGCAGCCTGAGGTTGAGGTGTTGTTGCCATAGCCTCAGATGTAATTTTTTCAAATCTACTTTGTGCAGAACCTGTCTCATATCCAGTAGGAATTTCAATTCTAGAGGTTGGCGTTGCAGTTGGAGCACCATTCTCAGGGTGTGGATTAATTCCAGTAACACCTCTTTTTTGAGCATCCTCAAGTAATTTTGTTCTTCTTCTTTGATCTGTGTTTTTCCAGAAATCAACATTACCAGGCCTACTCATACCATAAATTTCATCAGCTTTTTGCTTTGTTATATTTTCGGTTGAAGGTGTAATTTCTTCTGTTACAGTAACACCTTCATTTGCAGCCCTAAGGCTTCCTGCATTGGCTCTTCTATTAAAGAACTGTTGTTCTCTTTCATCCTGTTTAGATTCAAGATACTTTCCGCGATCTATACCATAATACTTTGTCAAGAATGGGGCATCTTTAAGATCCATTCTTTCACGGTCTAGACGGGCCTCATAAGCTTGTCTATTGCGTTCGGTCTCTTCAGGTGTTTCACCCTGTTCAAATGTTCTGTTTTCATATTTAAAATTTTCATAAGGAACATCTACCTTACCGGCATCATATATTGCTTTTCTTTTTTCTTCACGTTCTCTTTCAACTTTACCACTTTTCTCGATTAATTTTAATAATGCATAACCCGCAGCCAGGAATACACCTGGAACACCACCGAGACCGGCAGCTGTTCCTAATACACCAACTGCTTCTGAATCTACACCTTTTTCTTCAAGTGCTTGTTGTTGATCTGGTCCAAGTAAACTATATCCTGCCATGGCTGCACCACCAACAAGACCACCTCTTAACATTCTTGAACCCATGCCAGGTGTTTTTGCAGCTCCAGGAGCACCACTTCCTCTAGGTGAGGTACTTCCTGCTGGAGTCTTTTTACTACCACCAAATAAATCAGAAACAAAATCTGATGCTTTACTTACAGCATCACTTAATAGATTACCACTTTTTTTATCTTGTTCGGCTGCAGCTGCTTTACCTTTATCGGCTTTAGTAGTATAAGCTGTCTTTTTATCATCACTATCTTTTTTAGATCTATTATTTTCTTCGTTAGAAATACGTTGAGATTCATTTGATTCAAGAAGACTCTTCATGAGTATCTTACTATCATCATTGTATGTTTTCTGAATCTTAATTAGGTTATCGATCAACTTTGCTGTATTACCAGTATTCTTTTGAACCTGATCAAGAACTTTTTTCTGTGCAGCAATTTGGGTTTCTAATTTTTTAGAAGAGCCAACACCTTCACCTTGAACGGGGGGTGCAGGAATTAAATTAGAACTAGTCAAGGGGGCTGATATTGATCCTCTTAACATTCTACCAATCTCGACAGCCTCACCAATACCAGCCTGTGTTTTAGGGTTCATGCCACCCTTTTCGAGAATAGTTCTAAGGATATCTTCGTGCGTTTCTTTTTTAGCCATTTGATTTCTTTTGCTGCTCTTCGTTATATGCTATAATCATATCAACGTAAATATCACGCTCAAAGGGGTACATGTTTTCTATTTCTGTCAATGAATATTTATAGTGGTGTATCATAGAAAAATTGGTTTTATAAAAGACTGGAAGTGAGATATATCCAGTCAGAATATAAAAAAATCCTTTAACCCTCGCATCACTACTTCGTGATTGCTCCCATCTTTTAATTTAAGAAGTTTTCTATGTTCAACCACAGGCATAGTATCAAAG